GTAAGAACTTCTTTAGTAAACTTAGGGTCTTCCATATAGTGAGCAAGACAACGTAGCTCTAAGCCACTGGCATCTGTACCTACAAGAGCATGGGTATCGGGATTAGATACTGTCCATAACTCTCTACACTCCTTACCATAGGGACTATAGGTGGCTGGTACTTGTGCCATATTAGGACTATTGTGAGCCATTCTACCAGTGACAGTGCGTAGTGTCATTACTCTACCTCTGACACGATCATCCTCTTGACACTCCTGTATCCAAGACTTGAGTAGTCCAGTACGTTTCTGTAGCAGAAAGTATCGGCTAAACATCTGAGCTTCTGGCATATCAAGCTTAGATAATATCTCTTCAGATACAATTACATTACCTTTTTCTGTATGCTTCTTTGGTTCCCATCCTCTCTCCATAAGACGTTCTGCTATCTGCTTTCTGCTGGCAATATTAAATGGTATATATTTAGTTTTTGTTTTAAGCTTAACCTCAGTAGGCTCAAACATTTCCTGTGCTTTTTCTTCAAGACTATACTGTTCATCTTCAAGTTGAGATAGAAAGACTGTAGCTTTCTGTATATCAAAAGCAAAACCATTTCTTTCTTGCTGATCTACTATTGCTCGAACCTTCCTTTCGAGGTTATACGATCTATCTGAGAACGAGCTACCCTCTCCTGAGAGGACACCAGCCACCTTCCTAGTAAGCTCAGTGTCCCTTTGACAATACTCCAACATTTCTTTATTGAACGTAGTAAAATCATTATAGTCTCCTTTACTATAGCCAAGTCTTTCTCCCCATGATTGTAGTGAGTGACCACCATCTCTTATGGGATTGTATAATTGTGACTCAATCAAAGTGTCCCTTACTTGAGAGAGCTTTATATTAGAACCTGTTAGTCTGTTAAGTATAGGTGCATCAAAGCTTACTCCATTGTGCATAATGAATTGATCTATTTGTTTAGACCATTCACCAAACTGGCTACACTCATTCTCAATCCATACCTTCTGCTTACCAGAAATAGAACTAGCTACTATGCAATGTATCTTGGTTGCATCAAAGCTATCTGTTTCAATATCAACTATTGCTGTTGTCATATGTCATATCCACTTGATAAATATCTTTAACATTAATGTGAAAAAATAACTCACCCTCTGCTACATTCTTGTTGGGTGCTTCTCTCACCTCACTAGATTCTACCACATCTGCTGGTATATGCCAAGCCTTTTTTAAATCTTTTCTAAACACAACGAAAGTAAAGAGGTCATTCTTATAATCTTTTTTCCATAGATCTATTAATCTTTTCTTTCTATAGGGTATTCGTAACTCAGTCCAGTTCTCAGGCCACTCACCTGTCCAACCATACTTTATCTCTACCTCATAGAAAGTTTTAGATTCACCTCCATTGATCGTACCTCTAATATCAAAGCCATAGTCTTCAGTCGAATCTATAATTAAATCAGGTATCTTTTCTGCAAGCCATCCTTCCATAGCAGCAATGGCTACAGGATTAGACTTATCATACTCTGCCTTATCAAACTTAGCTCTGTTGTTTCTCATTGCCTAGCTCCTTTACATCACTATACATAATTTCAATGGGTGGATACCCCTTCAATTTAAATTTATTATTTAATTTTTTTTGTTTATCTGTAAGTATTCTATTAATTTTTGTTCCATCACTACGTTTTGATATAGCTTTACACTCAACAAATTTAACGTCACCTTCCATGTTTATAGCTATAAAATCTATTGGCCCTTGATTTGTTTCATCAAATATATAATAACCTCTAGATACATAATGCTCCATTGATTTTAATTTAGATTGCAACCCTATTCTATGTCTTTTGTTTTCACTCATTTTCATTCTCCATAAAAGGGTTCTCAACTTCTACCATTCTACCAGTTTCTTTATTGTAATGTAGATAACAACTCACACCTGTATCTCCAGTGTATCTATTCTTAAGTATTCGTATGGTAGTTGTGTTGGATTCAAACTCATCCTCTGATTGCTGGTTTCTTTCCAGTGCTATGACACTATCAGATAGATGAGCTATGCTGGCTGAACCTCTTAGGTGAGACAGAGATACTTCTCTGCCATCCTCATGTCCCTTGTCACCTGCTGGTCTTCTCAAGTGAGATACAAGCAATAGACCTATGCCTGTCTCCTCCACCAGTGACCTTAACTTGGTCATTAGAATGTCGATAGACTTCCTCTCATCACCATTGTCCTCTTGTCCTGATACCAGAATAGACAGGTGATCCAGAAAGATCCACTTGCATTGCAGAGCTTTAGCCATATGCCTTACTCTATCCAGTATTTCATCATTGGATATAGAACCAAAGTGATCGAAAGCAAAGAACCTACCAGAGCCAATGGTCTTATCTCTCCACTCCATCAACTGATCCTTAGTGTAGTTCTCTCTTATCTCTCTGATATACAGCCTAGCATTAGCCTCAACACTCATGATATTAAAGGCTGTGTTCTTGGTGTTCTCCTCCATTGCCAAGACACCAATGTTATCCTGTGTGCTAGTCATGATATGATGCATCAACTCTCTTATGATACTGCTCTTACCCATGCCAGCACCACTGGTAAAGCATACCAACTCACCAGTTCTCATGCCATAGGTCTTCTCATTCATCTTAGCCCAAGGATAGAGACAAGTCTCACAATACTCTTCTTCAAATAGTTTGTCACCAAGATCAGCTAGATTAATAATACCTGCTGGTGTATATGGCTTGGCATTCCACCATGCCTGTGTGAACTTCTCTCTTTGACCAGCCCTTAGATACTCATTAGCATCCTTCAACTCAAGACTAACAATCTTACACTTGTTGGGTTCAAAGAGTTGTGCTACCTTTTCACTGGCTTCTCTACCTTGCTTATCATTATCAAAGCAAAGAACGATAGTCTCAAATGCATTAAGATAATCAAAAGCTTTACGGCAATTCTCCAGTGCAGAGTTAGCACCATTCTTGATGGAGACAACAGGCCACTTACTGCCCATCAATTCATAGGCAGACATGGCATCTATCTCACCTTCACAAACAGTAATAAACTTTCCCTTCTGATTGAAGACACTCTGACCAAATAGAAGAGAGCTAGATAGATTACCTTCAGACCAGAACTTCTTACCTTCAACCTCTCTTACTTTGTTAGCTACATGCTTACCATCCTTATCAAAGTACTGGTAGATATGGTGAGTAACTTTGTCTCCAGCTTTTTGAACTTGGGTGTTAAACTTCTTGACAGTATCTAGATTAATCTGTCTATCTAGAATACCAGAGAAGACTCCAACTGATTTTAATGGTGAGCTAGTTTCTTTCTTCATTGGAATAACCTTTGCTTCAACATCAGAGAACCTTGTCTCACATACAAAACAATATGAATGACCATCGGAGTGTTCAACATTACCATCACTTGATCCACACTCAGGACACTCACCTCTTTCACCCCATGCTTCACCCATTAGACTGCTCCTTCATAATGTTAATTCTTTTTCTACGATCAAAGTTTTTACTCAACATTCTTCCAGATGTTCCATGCATATCTGAGAAGTGTGTCCACTTTCTAGATTTTCTGAACCATAGTAACCTATGACCAGACCCTATTCTAGGCATCTCATCTTCGAGGTATATGTCACATAGGCCAGCACCTATCAATGCTCTACGTTTCGGTGGCTTCTTTGCATATGGAGATGGTGGTATGTGTAATGCTTTCTTGGTGGTATTGATAGACATATTCTTTTGTTTACCTTTAGTAGATCTTAAGAAGTCTGGTATGTACAATAAGTCTTCAGTCATGTTTAGCTCCTAACCTTTCTTACATTATACCTTATTTCAAATTCTTTGTCAAACACTTTTATTAGGTCTTGTCTATATTTAGATTCTTCTTTAGCTTCTTTCTTGTTTGGAAAGACACCAACAACAACATCACCAATACTCTTGGTAAGATATAGTTCCCACTTAGACATCAGTAAAAGTTTCCTTCCAAATGTTTTGAACAAAGTCTTCCTTGTCCTCCATGATCTCATTTAACTCTTGCTTGGCAAACTTCTTTGCTTCTTTTGAATCATAACCCTCATCCATATATTGTCGGACAAGATCTTTAAATAAATATTGTCTTTCTTTTTGCCATAAATTTTTAGTCATTAATCTCTGCCCATTTTTTGTTAGACTCTACCTGCTTTAACTTAGAATTTTCTTCCCTTAAAATCTCTTCTCTCTTTCTACTATCTTCTAATTGTTTCTTTAGTAATTCTATTTGTTTATATAATATATCTTTTATTACCATTTTATTACCTCTTAATTACTAATATAAGTACTATTATATACTATTTATTTCCCTTTGTCAAGATAAAAAATATGGTTGCCTATCTTATCTAACTTAATAAACCTACTTTTTTTAGACCAATCAGGCTTAACATAGGTAGCATGATAGTGTGTAGAGTTAAGGGTATCCCTCATTACTACTCCCATCAGTGACATTTCTGCAACGGCAATAGATTTTTTTAATGACACCATATCATTAAACATCTCAGGCTTACCATCACACCAGTAAGAGAACTGACATTTATTTTTTACTGGATGACCTTCCCAATATTTTCCTTGACGTACTACACTGCATATAGTATTAGGATACCTCTTACTATACACTCTGTTGAGTATGGTATTAGCTACAGCTATCATTCCCATCAGTGGTTCTGATCTAGCTTCATGGTATATAGCTTCAACCAAACAAGTAAAATTATTTTCATCTGCCTTTGCCATAGGTATGAAAGCAAATGTCATAAGTATAATACTAATTATAAATTTCAATGTACCCTCAACACTTGAAAGTCTTGTTCATCTTCTAGTCCCATACTTTCTAAACATTCAAATGCTTCATAGAATGTTTTAAAATATCCAGCACCTCCAGTTGCATTAGGCAAAAAAGAATATGACTCTATGTCATCAGGCACTGGCATATGAACGATTACAAAAGCCATGTTATCCTCCTAGTATCATTAGTAATAGTATAATTAAATCCATGTTACCCTCCTGTATAAAGTATTACGTCTGTTATA